CCCCTAGGGGTGATGCTGGTATCCTTACCAAGATGCCACCAAATGATTTGGTAGTCATTTGTCTTCCCTGTTAGCTACGGGGACGAAACCGTCATAGCTAATTAATGCAGTGTGTCAGCATAAAAGTGCGAACCATGCTGTGTTGTTGGTTATGTAATCGTAGTGGGTGAGTCGACCGAAAGGTCTTCCCGCTCCTGTAGGGCGGATCGTATACACCGGTTGGGTGGTACGTTCTAGCCCTACTACGGCCTGTTATTTTGACCGGACAAAGATATGAAAAAGAAGAAAACAAAAGCTCCCTGGGTACGTGTTAGGGGGTTATTAAACCCGAACCACATCCACCAAGGCACTTCTGTAACTACTACATATAAGCAAAATAAAACGCCTACAGTAGTCAGTAGTACTCCGTCTTTCTTTGTCCCTGTGTCTGATGGAACTATGATGACTGACCTGGTTACTCCAGGTTACCGCAAGCTTTCAGCCCAAGGTAAAATCATCGTGTCACCCATGTCACAGGTATTCAATGACTTCGTCATTGAGGGGTTTAATGGTCAAATATATGCTGCCAATTTTGCTTATACTACAACGCCCCCAACAGGGTCGTTCTTAAATAACAAAATTGATGTGTTTGATTATCTCCTATGGTCAAGTCTTAGTGTCTTTCCAGATGTACCAGTTATCGATTTTGAGAAAATCAAAATCGATGCTTCCAACGCTGCAATAGCCAACTCTCATCAGAGGGATGTACTAGGCTTTGTTGACCTGGCGGAAATGCATAAGACGGTGGATATGATTCATGGCAACTTCTCTCGTTTAGAGAACATTATTAGAGGTTTACCAATTAAGAAACTTGGTAAACGTAAGTACTCTAAGAATGGAAGTGGCTTCATGCAAAAGTATAAACCTACTACAGTAGCAGGAAAAGCCGCAGATGCTTCAGGCCTTTGGCTTGAGTGGCATTACGGCGTTATACCAACCATGCAGTCCATTGAAGGGCTCATGAATGTACTTAAGGACCAGAGTGTTCCGAAACGTCAGACGTATCGTGGAAGTGATTCCATACATACTATAGACGAGTCGAGCAAATCTTCGGTCCAAAAGACCACAATTGACGGAGTTACACCATTGTGTACCTACGTCTCAGGCCTTAAGTACGAAGTAAATAGCTACGCCCGCGCTGGACTTATTACGGAGTTCCGACCTTCCACTCGTGGACGGTTGGGAATGGAAACCCGTGACTTACCCACTGCGGCCTATGAACTGATACCTTTCAGTTTCGTTGTTGATTGGTTTATGGACTTTAACACAGCCATTGAGGCCGCTACTCCTGTTAAAGGGTGGTCGTCTCTCGGATCATGGTTAACTTTCCATAAGGAGGAGATTCTTACATACAACAGATATACTACTGGAGGAAGTTTCTCCAAGGTAGTAAGTGGTATAACTAAAACGGAGCAAGTTTTTCCACATGCTTCGACCATGACCTTAATAAAAAGGTCAAAAACTAGAACCCCAGGCATTAATGCTGGATTCCCTCATCTGGACTCGAAATTCAAGTCCTTTACTCACGCTATATCAGCTCTTGCTTTAACAATTTCTATTGGTAACAGTAAACTGAACAAGCGAGCTTATCACCTATAAAAGGAAATAAACATGTCATTACGTACTTCAATCGTAGTAAAACAGGATGCAACCGCGTTATCAATCACTGGTGGGTCAGATATGACCTTGACCAATGACGGACAAGGTGTATCTGGTGCAAACGTGTTAGTTGATGTCAGCAATGGCAACATACAAACGCGTAAGAAGTTGATCACCCGATTGGTACAACCTGTACCAGCCGTGAACAGCAATGCCTTGGCAAAGCTGGGTCGATCCGACCTCATTATGCACTTCCCATTCACGGACAGTAATGGTAAAAGTTACCGCTGTCCTGCCAATGTCTCAATCGCGTATCATCCTGAACATACGGAAGCCCAACGTGCACAAATGCAGTTGGATCTTCTTTCGTGTGCGGCGGATGCGGAATTAACCCCGTTCTTCACAAAGATCATCAATGATTAGGTTGTTTGTACTAATCTTGATTGTTGGTCTTGCGCATACATTTGATGTTCAATTCAATTCAAATGTAGCGTGCGTGAAGATATTACCGAGCGAACTGGTTGAATAACTAAGTTCAGTAACTGTTTTATATACATTTAGGACTTTTCGTATGAAAAATCATAAACAAAAGCAGGGTGTGAGCGTAAAACCTCCTAAAAGCACGCCTGTTAGTAATGAACGTATAAAAGAAATCTCTAACACGGATGTAGAGTCGTTCGTGGATACAGCCATGGTGTCGTTGTTTAACACCATGATGGTATCAGTTGGGTCGTCGTTTAGCTTTGACACTAATCATGTCGACGTTACACGATTTCGTAGTATCGTTTCCGATTGGGCTCCACAGATGTATGAGTCTAATCTTGATACGCGTACGTTTTGCTTTAAATATACTTTCTCCCAGTTCTTTGACAAATTTATTTCTGTCAAAGAGACTTATGAAGACTTACCTACCTTGCAAGCGAAAGCTGCTTTGAAGTTTTTGTCGATTAATGCCGAAGGCTTAAACCACGATGATTACACCTTTTCAGATCCGAGTTTGATTACTCTGCTGGATAAGATGCGTTATACCGTGGGTCAGGTTCTTGATGACTTTAACCTCGCTGAGATATATAAACATTGCAAACACGGACCCAACAGTACTTCGACAATCGATTTCTCTGATGCCTACTTGGACGTCAAAGATCTAGATTGGTCGGGTACTGCTGCTAGTTTACAACAGTTCATACATTACCTACATTCGTACGATACGAATTTAAAGGACATGTTTGTTGAACACGATGATGAGTTACGTTCGCAAATCAATGCGTATCACATTGACTACTCATCGGTTGTAGATTACACGGACCTCAGTCTTGTTCCGAAGAAATTTGATTCACTTCGTACCATGTGCCCCGAACCAACAATTCCTGCCTTTCATAGTCAGGGAGTCGGATCGTGCATGGCTGAGAAATTACTCAAGGTCAATATTGATCTTAAGACACAACCTTCAGTCCATCAAATGTTAGCAATGCTAGGCTCTTTATATCCTGAGCTTAATATTATGACGATTGATTGGAGCGGCGCATCCGATAGAATTTGGATCGCCTTGTGTCGTGCAGTAATGACGGAGGGGGCAGCTCCTAAGTGGTTCTCCTATATAATGAATGTGTGCAGAACTACGCACACAAGAGTTTCGTTTAAAGGATGCTTTGGCGCTAAGGATGATTTTGCAGATGTTGACGCGCTACGTAAGGCACTCACTAACAAGTGTGAGTCTTATGTGCTTGTACAACGGAAAGCAAAAGGCAAAAGTAAAAAGATATACTACGAATGCCGTGTCAGGACCAGAACTACCATGATTGGTACTATGGGAAATGCGATCACCTTTCCTCTTCAAACTCTTCTCTTCTATGCTTTTCTTGATGCGTGTAACCAATTAGCGCATGATAGGATCGTTAAAACAGACCCTACCATTAGACCCCGCGACCTCACTCTACAATGTGTGAGTTCGTACGGAGACGATGGCATTACTGATACGCGGTCTTTTCCAGAGATACTTCATTATGCCCCCCTACTTGGGTGGGTAATTAATAATGATAAGACCTTTGGCGAAGGAAGTTTTAGAGAATCTTGCGGTGGTGATTACTATCGTGGGGTGGAAACAAGGGCGTTAATGTTACAACGCCCACCTACAAAGCCATTTTATACTCCTAAAAGAAATATTAAGATTGTTCAGGCGTGGCTTTATATAGCGGTAAATGCCGCCAATGAAGTGCTTGAACGTTTTGGTGTTGGTGTATACCACACTGACCGATGGTTGATCGAACAACATGATCGACTTAAACTTGGTAAAGTGTGTGTTGTACCTCCTTTCTATCCCGAAGGATCGGGTTTAAGAGTTGGTGATTTAATTGGACCAATGTACGAGGATGAAGTACACCTCGACCCTGGCACTCCTACTTGGGGTGTCAATGGTATTGGCATTGGACTAGATGTGGACAAGTTCCACGTCCCATGGTTCAGTGCTGTTACAACGTCGTATGTATTCTATTGTCTAAGTTCTCATCCCAAAGAAAGGACACCACTGCAGGAGTATTCATACTACTGCAGGTCCTTGCGCGGGACCCCTATCGATGACTATACGCAGGATGCGGAGAGACATCTATCATTCTTTGAACGTGCTTATAAAACAGCTGTTCTACAAGTTGATAAGGGGAAGGTTAAGATTAAAGAGTGTAGGTTACACAAGACAGCCTCTGATTCCCTGTTATGGGAGAAGAGGTACACGGAGATTTCTAACGACGCATAAAAAGTGTAGTTAGTCATGGAAGGCATTAAGGGC